TGGCTTCGCGCATTTCGTCCCGCTCGGACTTTTCGCCGGGGGCGGGGTTGCCCTGCTGCTGGCCCCACGCACCGGGCTTGGCGCTCTGGCCGAACAGGTAGGGCTTCTGCTCCTTCAGGGCGTTCATGGCGTCCTGGACGCCGGAAACAACGCCCTTGTCGTCCACCTTGACGGCTTCGCGGTTCATCAGCTGCAGCGCCACGTCTGCGTCCACCAGACCCATGGCAGCGCCCAGGCTCTTCACCTCGGCGGCGATGAGCAGGCCGTTGGCGCGGTTCGTGGCGTCGGTGATCTGTTTCTGCACGTGATCGGGCAGCTGATTCTGCTTCTGCTTGCGGGCGTCCTCCAGCATGGTGGTCAGCTCGCTCTCTTCCAGGCCATACTGCTGGGCCATGGATTTGAGCACGGACTTTTCCGCCCGCTGCTGACGGTTGTCGATGGCAGCGATGAGCGTCTGCACCAGCTGCTCAGTGTTGCCCTGGGGCGCGGGTGCGGGTGCGGGGTTCGGGTTGGGATTGGTGGGAGCCGGCTGAGGATTGCCCTGCGGTGCGGGAGCAGGATCGCCGCCGTCAGCGAACTGCTGCAGGTTGAGGGGGATCAGAGTCTTTTTCATGGGAGGCCTCCTGTTTCTTCACAGTTTTTGCCGCGCTGCCTGCGCGTGAGGGTATACAAAAAGCGCCTGACCTGATTGGTCAGACGCTTGATACCGGGGAATATGTACTTACAGAAGCTCGATCCGCTCGATCTCTGCTTCCAGCAGCTCGGTGGTGCCTACGGAAATGCAGGCGCCATGGGGCTCGTTGTCCAGGGCCGAAGTATAATCGTAAGCGACACCTTCAAAGATCTGTCCGGATTTCAAAACGAATCGGACGCGCTTGCCTTCGTACTGCCAAAGTTTCACGGCGAATCATCCTTTCTGCCAGCGGGAACGATGTGCGTTCCCTTCTTGCCGTAATGAATGCTGAATCGGTTAGTGGGCTGCTGAACACCGGTTTCTGGGTTCACATACACACCAATATTCTGCGTAACGGTGACAAATTCCTTCTGGATCCACGCACCGCTGGAGCTAAATCGGATCTCTCCCGTGCCGTGGTATTGATCGACCAGACGCTGCGCATCTTCGGCCGTGCCGTAGATGAAGCTGCGCCCTTCGATAAAGCCATGGGAGGAGGGGATGTGCTTGTTCTGGTTGCCGATGTTCAGTTTCTTGGGTGTTTCATCGGAGCGAATAGCAGCACGCACAGATTCCACGGCTTGGCTGTTACGCACCGCTGCCGCCGCTTTCCCTGCAACACTCTTATTATACGCCACAACCTGCGTTCTGTCACCCCTCAAATACAGCCCATGCTCTTCGACGAAGTCCTTCAGCAGCTGCTGGCGGTGTCGCACCTGCAGGGCGGCTTTCTCGAAGCCCTCCTTGTCGCCGGCGGCGTCCAGCATGGCGGCTTCACGCTTGGCGGCGCGCACGTCGCGCTCCAGCTTGCGCTGCTGCTGGGTGAGGGCGTAGGCGGCAGCGTTGTCATCAGGAGCGGGGACGCTGCCCTGGAGGGAGGACAGCCCTGGAATGAACACATTGGGCGGGCCGTGGTGGCAGTTGATGCCCCACAGCCCGTCGGGCTCGCCGTAGCTGGTATCGTGGATGGAGTGGAAGAGGATCTCCCGGCCGCCCAGATCGGTGGTGGAACCGCTGCGGCCCTCGGTGGAGATCACCTTGCCCTGCCAGGGGTGGCACTTGGGGCGGGCGGTGGCGTTGATCCGCACCCACACCAGGTCGTTACCGTAATCCCGGTTGCGGTCAAAAACCGCCTGCCGGGCTGCGTTGGAGCAGGTGGTCTTGATGTCCATCTGCACGTAGGCTTCGGGGCTCCACTTGTGGCCGCCGTTGTCGATGAAGCCGGTGATGCCCACCTCGGCCATCTTTTTCACGGCGCTGCGCACGGCCTGCTGGCGGGTGGATACGCCGGTGATGACCTTGCCGGTCTCAGCGTTCAGGGCGGTCTGGGCGATGTCCATCTGTTTGAGGATGTTCGCCGCCTGGTACACGCCGTCCTGGTAGGCTTTCCAGGTGCCCTCCAGCATCACGGTGTTCACCAGGTTCAGCTGCTCGCGGGCCTGGCGGGAGTAGGCTGTCAGCTGCTTCTGGATGCTCTCCTGCACGGGGATGTTGGCATCGTGCAGGAGTCCCAGCCGTGCGGCTTGCAGCAGCTGCGGCTCTTCTTCGGCCACGGCTTCCAGCATGGCCTGCTCGATGGCCAAAAGGATCATCGGCTCGTTTTCCTTCACATGCTTGGCGATGATGGCAGAGCTCTCACGGTTGATGGCGCCCATCTTGGCCAGCATCCTGGTCTGATAGGAGAAGGAGCCGCTGTTGCCTGTGCCCTTCACGTTGAAGTGCCGGGCCAGGTTGATCAGCAGCTCATCCACACAGGCGGCGTAGACGTCCACAATGGGCTGGGAGTACCGGAAGGGATCCAGGGGCATGCTTATTCACCACCCAGGAAGAAGTTCTCCACGGCCTTCTGGCTGACACTCTGCTCCTTCTGGATGGCCGCCAGCTTCTTGGCCGCCGTCTCCTGGTCGCACTGGTCGATCTCCATAATGGCGTCCAGCTTGCTGCGCAATCCGGCGTTCACCAGCGTGATGTTGCGTTCCACGGTGGCGGAGGTATCGTCGAAGATGCTGTCGTCGAAGGCGATCACCGGCGTGACCTCGCCCGTGTGGCCGGAGAGGAAGGCCAGGGCGCGGATCATGTCGAACAGCGCGGATTCGATGATCTTCTCGTTACGCTTGATGGACTGATACAAGTCGCTGTTCTCGGCCACGACCTCCTTGGCGGTCTTGACCACGCCGCCCTCGAAGCGGTAGCGCCCGGTGCCCAGGCCGCACTTCTTCGACACCAGGTCGATCATGCGCTGCATGCCCTGGTCGTGCTCCTCGACGCGCAGGGTCATGTTGCTCTCGGTAAGCACTTGCTTGCCGTCCGGGGACTGCTCCAGCACGTGGAACACGGTGTCCTTCGGGTCGAAGCGGGGTTCCATGGTGCCGCCCTTCTGCAGCTGGATGGTGGCCATGCTCATGGGCACATATACACGCTTGCGGCCAAGGTTGAACTCGTTCACATAGCTGTCGTACACAATGTCGCAGCCCTTCAGCTGCTCAATGGCCGTGGCGAAGATGGCCACGCCCATGGGGGAGGTCAGATCGATGGAGTTCACCGCGGCGGGCCGTATGAACTGGAACAGCGGCAGCGTGGAGCCGGTGGCCACATCCGTCTCGATGCCCTCGGGCGGGGCGACCTCAGCGCCCTTCTCGTTCAGCCACACATTGCGGATGTGGTACATGCCCTTCTCCAGCGTGTGGATCTGGATGTAATAGCCCAGGGACTTCTCCACCACCACACGGCTGGCGAAGGCGCACTCGGTAATGCGCTGGCCGTGCCATTTCAGCGGGTAGATCATGTCGGCGGTGATGTAGTCGATCACCGGCTGATTGTCCGCGCCCAGATACTCCACCAGCGCGCCGGTGCCCATGGCCATGGACAGCTCCACCAGCCGGGTCGCCATGGCATAGAAGTCGTTGGCGTTCAGGATCTCCTCCAGCCGGTCGAAGCCATTACAGGAGATGCGCACCTTATCATTGAGCAGCAGCGTGGCTATGTCCTCGCAGACCAGTTTCGCCATGCCCAGCTGCGCACGGTCCCGCTCCTGGCGGTCGATGCCATTGTAGATCCAGTAGCGGTGGAAGTCCTTCACATAGCCCTGATACCAGCTCTTGAAGGTCTCCACCCAGGAGCGCCATTCAGGCGAGGGGGCAGCGTATCCGTGATTGGTGAGGTACTGACAGATCATTTTTACATTCCTTTCAAGGCTCGGTCGGTGGGCGGTCGCTGCGGGAAGCTGACGCCCATAGCGATCATGGTTTCGATCATGTTCTCGCAGCTGTACTCCATGGAGTCCAGGGAGTCGATGTTGTGGGCGCCGTCGTCCAGGCGGACGTCCTCACCTATGTGCTTCGGATCCCAGATGGCGTCTGCCAGGGCTCCGGATAGATGTTCGCAATGCGGCGCCAAATAAAAACGCCCTGCGGCCATCATCTGGCACACAAAGCGGATTCGGTCAATAATGGGTCCCTTCCGGGCGTTCTGTATGTCGATCACCACGCCAGCGGTAAGGCAGGCGGCCCGCAGGCCCTCCATCAGCACCTGCTCAGCGGAATCGGCAAAGCAGGTATACACAGGCCAGCGCGCCTGGCAGCGCCGGACGAAGGCAACGAAGTCGCTGGCCAGCACGGCAGGAGAGATGATCTCCTTGCGGTAGTATTCGTCCAGCACGATCATCTGCTGGAAACCCTGGGTGAAGCCTGTACAGGTGAAAGAGTGGGCAGAGCCGTTGGAACCGAAGTCCACGCCGATCTGCACAAGCTGCATGGGCGGGAGATCGCCCTGCCAGAGGAAGGGCGAAGCGTCACCGGCGAAGGTCTCGTAGATCACGCCTTCCACGGCGCAGCGCTCGCCCTCGATGTCCCGTCGGTACCACACGGTGCCGGGGGTGTACTGGGCTTTGATCTCCTCTACACGCTGCGGGGTGATGGTGGCGTTGTCCGTCAGGGTGAACTTCTCATAGTTACATCCGCCGGGCAGCTTGCCCCGGGCATGCTTCTCACGGTAAGCGTCGATATAGTCGGTGTAAATCTTCGCCTTGGGGCTGGAGGGGTTCAGGT